ATCTTCTGCTTCTTTTTTAGCTTTATCTTCTGCTTCTTTTTTAGCTTTATCTTCTGCTTCTTTTTTAGCTTTATCTTCTGCTTCTTTTTTAGCTTTATCTTCTGCTTCTTTTTTAGCTTTATCGGCAGCTTTTTTCTTTTCTGATTCAGTTTTCTTGGCTGCTTCTGCTTCAGCTTTCTTGGCTGCTTCTATTTCAGCTTTCTTGGCTGCTTCTGCTTCAGCTTTCTTGGCTGCTTCTATTTCAGCTTTCTTGGCTGCTTCTGCTTCAGTTTTCTTGGCTGCTTCTGCTTCTATTTCCCTATCTCTTTGTCTTGCGGCCGATGGTTTTACTGGTTCTGCAGGTTTTGGTGCTGGTTCTACGGGTTTGGGTGCGGGAGCAGGTGCTGGAGCAGGTGCCGGTGCGGGTGCGGGAGCAGGTGCCGGTGCGGGAGCAGGTGCTGGAGCAGGTGCCGGTGCTGGTTTCGAAGCTGGCGGCCCCGGAGGTTTTGGTGGTATTGGAGTTGACGGCGCAGGTATATTTGTTGGTGGCGCGTTTTCCTTACCACTTGCTCCCATTCCATCTAGTCTTCTTGCAATAGCTTCAGCTAGTTTTTCTCTATCTTCTTGTTTAGCTTCTTCATTATTTGGTTTAATAGTTCTTTCATAGTTATTTCTAGTAGAACTCATCAACTTATTGATTTCCAATAACTCAGAATGTATTTTTAATTGAGTCTTATCATCTTTTAGATCGATAAGAACCTCAACCATATCAGATAATATTTTATTTCTTTTTATATCAATTTTAGAATTATCTTGAGATGATACTCGTTTTGCTTTTTTAATTTTTTTACTTGGAGTTAAATCTAATTCAGTATTAGTTTTTGTAGAAACTTTATCATTTTTTTCATCTTTATAACTATCTTTTTTTCCAGTGACATATGCCACTGGTTTATTAATAAGCGAATCTTTTAATTCTTGTGTGAAATCTTTCCAGTCACCGGCAAGAGTTCTTGGAGCCCCTTCTTCAATTTTTGAATTTTTTGACAATACTTTGGCAATTGATTCTATTGAATCTTTTAATTCTGATAAATCGTTTCTTATTATACCTTTTTTGCCAAATAACTTTATTAATTCGGCAAATATTTTGTCGTTATTTTGGTTCATTGTTTTTAGACGTTGTCGTATCCCCAACTGCGTTTATCTTGCCATTTATCAAATGTTGCATACATCGGATAAGGAGTAATTTTATCTCCTATTGAGTTTGTTTCTTTATTATTAATAGTTTTATTTGAGGACATTATAAGAGGAGATGAGTGTGAATCTTCGTTATTGGATAATGATAAATCAAAATTTTCTTGGTCAAGTCTTGATAATTTATCAGAGTTTGTCTTAATTTCTGGTTTTGTTTCAACAGGAACAGAATTCATTTTATTGATTGGTGGAATCGTTAAAGGTGCCGAGCCGGAGTTGACACTATCTTTACTCTCAACCTTCGCGGGTTTGGCCTCTACTGGCACGGCCGGCGTAACCGTAACTTCTTTACTATCTGTAGTTTTAACTGCGGAGATATTCTTTAATTTCCCAGTTGCTTCTTTAGCTGCTTCTTCTTCTGCGTTGATGGTGTCTATTTCTTTTTGCCGCTCAGGAGAAGGAGGTGTTGTAATCTCAGCTTTTTTAGGAATTATAGCTTGTCGTTTTTTTTCTAACTCTAATAACTTCTTTTTATCTTCTGGAGATATATCCTTATTTGTATCTAAATTTTTAATACCTTCGTTTATTAAAGCAAATTCTTTTTCAATTCTTAATCTTTTCTCTAATTGCTGAGTTTCATTTAATCCAATAACATCGTGGACTTTTTCTTGAGCTCTTGCAAAGGCGCCCGCCCTACTATAGAAACCACTTATTATTTTTATTTGTTGTTCTTGAATATCATCTAATTCTTTGGGATATTCCCCAAGTCTTTTTCCTTCTGAATTGTTATTAACTCCTGCCATACCCACAATTTCATCGACAGCGTTTGCTCCTAAAACTACAGCGGCAACCGGAGCCGCTACGCGTGCAGCAGCGGCCGCCGTGCCTGCAATTATTTTACCAGGTGTACCTTTACCTGGTTTTTCCGGTGTTGGTGTACCTTTACCTGTTTTATCCGGAATTGCGCCGTCAGGACCGAACCCACCAGATTCTCCAATTACATCCGAAAGTCTTCTTGCAATAGCTTCAGCTAGTTTTTCTCTATCTTCTTGTTTAGCTTCTTCATCATTCGGTTCAATAGTTTTTGCGGTAATATCATTTAAATCCTTAATTGTTTTTTTAAGTTCTACGATATCTTCATATATTTTTAATTGTGTTTTATCTTCTTTTATTAGCTTTAGAACATCAACCATATCCGATAATATAGTTGATGATTGATCTTTATCAACAATTTTTGCTGCTTCTTTTGTGACAATATTATTTTCTTTTAGATTACCTTTTTCAGATGCTTCTTTTCTAGGATCTTCGTTTTCTTTTTTCTTTACATTTTTTTTCATTCCCAAATATTGTTTGGGATCATCAAAAAGACTTTTCTTAAGTTCTTGTTTAAAATCTTTCCAATCTCCGGCAAGAGTTCTTGGAGTGCTATCTTGCTCGGGTTTATTGGTAGATTTTTTACCTAATGCATTAACTAATGATTCTATAGAATCACTTAATTTAGATACATCCTTATGAAATTCTCCGTTTTTACTAAATAGTTCTACTATTTCAATTAAAGACGATGGTGGAGAATTGCTTGTTGGTTTTTCCATTAGATTCCTGGTCTTTTAACTAATGGCTTAATTACAGTCGGACTTACTGATGTTTGAGTATTATCTCCAAATCCCGAAGAGGATCCAAACGAAGATGTTCCAATGCTTGTACTTCCAGTAATGCTTGTTGGTAACGTATCAAAACTGTTTCCTGTGTTTGCAACTGATGTACTAAATGGGGTTGAGCTATTTGATTGTACATTAAATCCGCCATTGTTGATTCCCCCTGATGCGGGTAATATGGAAGGAGGTACATATATTGTGCCAGATCCTAAACCACCGTTATTTGCTCCGTTTAATTTTTCTTGAGTACGGCCATAAGCGGCAATGCCTAGTACAGCACCCATTGCAAGATGAAATAATCCTGCGCCTTGTAGCGTGAGTGGTTGCCATTGTGTATTTACTGATCCGTGACTTATGCTTTGCAGAATACTCCATAATATAGGAAACAGCATGAAATCGCATGTACAGACACCCATATACATCCAACCCATCATTGGACGCCATTTGCTGTTCATCCAGTCTTCTTTTTTCTTTTCGCTGGCACTAATTTTTTCTAGTTCGTTGGCCATACTATCCCCTTGCTCTTTTAGATTTTATTTTCTCATTTTCCTCACTTATATAGTTTATTAATAATGTAACGTAAATTTCTCTTTCCCATGGCAACATATTTTCCAATTCCGTTAATGAATATTTATGGTGTTGCATTAACGAAAAATTCAACTGAAAATAGTTTACAAGACTTTCATGAGAAAGAGTTATACGAAAAAATTTTGCAGGCCTTCCAAATCAACAACATTTTTTGTATTGCATTCTTTGCAATCCACTTCAATATGATGGACTATTTTTGGAATATTTCTAAAGAATTCTTCCAATAAATCAAATTGTTTTTTTGTAAAAGAATTCACAAATGTATTCAAATCTTCTTTGGAATAAGAATTACTTTCGTAGTAATCTTCTTTTGTAAATACAGCATCTATACAGTTTGATACTAACTCTAAAATTTTTACGCTATCTAAATTGTCATAAATTTCCAACATTTCATCAAATCTAGGATATCTTAGAATTACTCCAACGTCATCTGTCAACATTATTTTGGGTTCTATGTTTAATTTTTTAACTACTTGAAGATTTGTAATGTCTATAGTATGATCTATTTTATTTCCACAATTGCAAGTAACAACAACGTCTGCCGTTTCGCTAATAGATTTTGCTCGAATATTTAAGAACAAATATTCTAAATCAAAATTTGGTAGTTTTTCTACATCCAATTTATTAAATGTGCAGTTATCAACTAATTCTGAGATTACTCTAGAAATTTCATTTGCACTTGCCTCGATATTTGTTAGTAATATCTTATATTCCTTTACAAGAAATGGTCGATATTTTACTTTTTTATTTGTTGACGGTAAATTCAATTCATACGTCGGTGTTTCTAATATAGGCAATGCCATAGTATTATTCCTTTAAATTTATTTAGGGGGTTGGTACATCAAATTGTGGAAGGGGCGGATCATCATATCCGAGCCTCAGCTCTGCTGTGTCCTTTATTGGGTGCAGGACCTCTTCGGGTTTTAGACGTAAAGATTTTGCGTATTCTGTAGTCCATTTTCTATAACCAAAAGTAACATTCAATTTATGTATTTGATTTGTTGATGCCATATTTAAATCCATCATATTCATAACTTTTGGAAATGCATCAATTAATTTAATAGAATACACTACTACATTTTTTTCATCCAATTGATTTATAGTAATATCTGTAGTATATTTGACACCCGCACCTTCATCATAGGACACATTATAATTATTAGGATTAACTATAGAAAATATCCATGTATCAAAAACAGATTTTACTTTAAATTTTGCATCCATATAAAATGTCATTGCAATTGCTTCTCCTCCATACTCTAAAGATACGGGTTTTTGATATGAAGGACCATATATTCTTTGACTTTTTGTAGTTACTGTAATTCCGGGAAGATTTGATATTTCACAAAATAATGAAATTAATCTTGCATCGTTAGCGGACACGGATGTAGGCGCAGTGAATATTACTTCAAATCTATTAGGTCTTGCAAGATTTCTTGTTTTGACTGCTTGCGTAAATTCTGCAAGACTAAACCCCGATTTTGTTTCTGCCATTATGGACCTTTAGTTTTTGTAGACATTTTATTTACCGTATCTCTCCAAATATTTGTTTTATTTGAACCCACAAATTGTTCAATTGGCAATTGAGATGCCGTAATCCAATCATCATATTCTATTTTATGAAATCTTGATTGTACATGATTATTAAGATAATGTTTAACTGCCATTTTTGCTGGTTCTAATCTTGATATAGAATTTAATAATTTCCAAGATAACCGAATACGCGTATCAGTAGAATTATTTATAGTATAATCTGATAATATTTTAAGTATTCTAAATCGTAACATATATGGTAAATAGTGCAGATTTATACCATAAAATCCGTCGGGCACTTTTCTAAAAGGCAATACTAGCGGTAATTTATCATAGTATGGTAATATATCTTTATGTTTTGGATTATAATAAAACAAATACATTCCCCCTGGCAATATATTTGATACCAAAGGAGTTTCTCGAATAACTTTATTTGTAGTTTGATTTATTGAGGCATTTCTCATTAAACTTGTAACTTGTTTTCGATACCATTGATATGATTGCTCTTGACCAGCGGCAGTCAATCTTATATCTTCAAACGGATTAATAGTTGCCATTTATTTTTTTATTCCTAAATCTTTTTCGGTTAGAATTATGAATTTCATATTCCTATCTTTGCAGAACTCAAATGCTGCTTTCCATTTTGCGTCGTTAACCCCATATTGAAATACCTCATCTATAAATCTTTTAGTTTTTCTTTCTGGTATTTCTGGAGGTTTTGTGAATCTTTCGGGTTTTATTTCTACCAAATATTTTTCAATTAAATTTGATGTTGTTTTAACTTTTATATAAAAATCTACGAAATATCTATGAATTCGCTTATCTATCGGCGATACATATGGAATAATTACTGTTTCCGACCCCCATTCAATTACGGATTTACTTGAATCGCACCATTTCATGAACCGCAATTCCCATAATGATCGGTATACTATACTAGTAATATCGCCCTTGTATTTTTCAACATTATTTACCCTATATTTGCCCTTGTAGGTTTTGGTGTACATAACTTATATAAATAATTAATAATTTATATATTTATAGTTAAAATACCGGACAAAAACACATGGCAGAAATAAAACAAAACGGGTATAACGTGAATGCGTTCAGTTATCCGAGTGGTCTAGGAGAAAATCCAGATTTTCTACACTTTGTTCAATTTTTTATAAATGTTCGAGAGGGTTCTCGATTTCAAAATAAAATAAATACTAGTGTTACTCCAGTTAGTACAAGAAAAGATAGTACTAAGTATGATACTGTAGGGGCTATTGGAAGAGCGGCCACAGTTGGGGTTGTGGTAGCCGGTATCGCCGCAACCGCGGGCGCTGCAAATAATATTGGCAAAGGTGGGGGTGCTGCTGTAAAAGCCGCAGTCGGGAGTGCTTTAAAAGTTGGTATGGCAACCGGCGCAGGAATTGCTTTAACAGAATTAGCTATTGATATTGGCAGTGATTTAAAACCAAAAACAAAATTGAGATTGGCTGATGTTATATCTTTAGCTATGCAAGAAAAACCAGTTGTTTCATATGGTGTAAATTATCAAGATAAAGATATGGGTATTCTTGGTGGATTTTTAACAGATGATTCTGTATCTGGGCCGAATCTTGGTTCAGTGACTCAATCTGCACTAATACAAGCAGCAAAAATACCATCATTGTTGCCTGGTTTTGGACAAGCATCTCCTGCAGATATTGTTCAATTGGGGTCAAAGGCAAAAACAAATCCTTTTAGAGAAGTATTTTTCGAAGGTATAGATTACAGAAAATTTAATTTTAGATATAAATTTATGCCAAGAACTCTTAGTGAATCAAAGATTGTTTTAGATATAATTACTACATTTAAACAACATATGCATCCCGAACTTGCACAAAATGGTTATTTTTATGTGTATCCTTCTGAGTTTGAAATAATATATTGTTATGGAAAAGAACAAAATACATATTTTAATAAAATTGCACAATGTGCATTAACAGACATGTCTGTAGAATATGGCGGAGAACAATTTTCAAGTTTTAATAATGGTGCCCCAACAGAAATAAATCTAACCCTAAGTTTTAGAGAATTAGAATTAATTACTAAAAACTCTATATTGGAACAAGGATATTAAATGTTTTTTGAAAAATTTCCTTTATTGCAATATACGTTAGATGACGGCAAAAGTTTTCAACTAATACCAGATATACTTAGACGTATTGCTCTCGCAGATAAATTAAAACAAACAGGTCCATATTTTGAAGAATATGATATAAAAGATGGCGAAACTCCTGAAATAGTTGCTGAAATTAAATACGGAAATTCTCAATTACATTGGATAATTCTAATGGCTAATAATATAATTGATCCAAGATTTGATTGGCATTTAAGTTATTATAATCTTGTAGAATATTGCAAAGGCAAATACGGCGCAGCAAATATTAATAAATTACATCATTATGTGAACAAACAGGAATATATTATAAATGGATATCGATCAATGCGCGAAGATTCCACATTTTTAAATCCCGGAACTATTGAATTAGAACAATCAAATCAAAATATACAAGTTAATTTAGTTTTACAAAGTTTTCAAACAGGTAAATTATTTCCTGTATCAAATCTTATGTATGAGGATGCCGAAAACGAGAAACGAAGAAGAATTAATATTATTAGACCGCAACTTGTTTCAACTATAGAAACAAGTTTTAACTCATTAATTATCTCATGACTGCTGTTTCACAAAATTTATTATTTGAGGCGGGTGATATACGAATTAATAGTTTGATATTAAAATCAACAAATTTTTATGTATCCTTAGAAGATTACTTAGTAGAATTAAACATATATGAAAATATATTTAATAATACTTTATCTGGCGATATTGTTATTTCAGACAGTAGAAATATAATATCACTTGGACCTATTATAGGAGAAGAATATCTTATAGTAGATATTATTACTCCAAGTTTAACAGATGGAATTAAAAAAACTTTTAGGATAACATCTGTAGAAAATAGAACAGTAATACGAGATCAAAATACTCAAATTTATACATTAAAATTTACATCAATAGAAACAATTATAGATTCACTATTGCCTCTATTTAATTCTTATTCTGGAGACGTATCAGAAATAGTTAGTAAAATATTTACTGATAATATTTCAACTGAAAGAAATTTAGTATTAGATAATAACAATTCGAATAAATTAATTGTATCTCCAGAAAAATCTCAATTAAGGATACTTGGAGGAGGAACTTCAAATAAAGTAAAATTTGTTAGTCCTGGTTGGAGCCCCTTTGATTCTATTAATTGGTTGGCTCAAAAAGCAATACCAAGTACAGGAAAAGCTTGTAGTTTTTTATTCTGGGAAACATCAAGAGCATTTTATTTTGGAAGTGTTGAAGAATTATTTAGTTTAAATCAATCAATTGGCAATTATAATTATGCCGCAACTGCAGTATATAAAGGAACTGATAATGTAACTGAAAAAATGACTTTAATACAAGAAATAAATATTTTAAATGGTATTGATCATTTATCAAGTTTGGAAAATGGATATTTTGCCAGCCAACTAATTGAATTGGATTTAATTAATAAAAAAATAACTGCTAAAGATTATAGTCATTCGGATAAATTTTTAAATTATACTCATGCTGTTACGGAAAAAAATAATATATCTCCACTATTTAATAATACAAATTTAATTTATAATTCAAATACCCATAAAAGAGTTTATCCAAAACAACCAGGATTATATTCAAAATTTACAAATAATTATAATGAGAGAATGGGAGAAATATATGGTAACAGAAAATCAAATATATTAGATTTAAATTCTCTTAAATTAAATATTTTAATACATGGTAGAACCGATATTGAAGTGGGTCGAACAATCTATATAAAATTTCCAGATATTTCACCTGTAACCGCAAAAGATTTATCTAGGGAAAATTTAGATAAAAGATATGCAGGCACATATCTAATAACCGCAATACGTCATAAAATAAATGCATTTAAACATCTGTCATCTCTTGAAGTTATTAGAGACTCGGAACCAATTAAAATAAATTGAATTAAAATAATATGAGAAATATATACGGAAATCCAACTTTTATTTGGTGGGTCGGAGTAGTTGAAGATAGGCAAGATCCTGAAAAATTAGGTCGTTGCAAAGTTAGGGTTGTTGGATACCATACTTCAGATATAAAAATACTGCCTAAGGAAAATTTGCCATGGGCATTACCAATGACTCCTATAACTTCAGCTAGTACATCCGGAGTAGGAGTAGCCCCGTTGGGCCCTGTAGAAGGAACTTGGGTAGTTGGTTGGTTTTTAGATGGTGAGGAAAAACAACAACCTATAATGATGGGAACTTTAACTGGATATCCAGAAATATCAAATATATCTAATACAAATCCAAGCAATCCGGATGCACATCCAACTGGCCCTTTAAATGATCCAAGATTGGCAGCACAAAGAGGATTTAAAGATCCAAACGGAGTATATCCAAAAAAAGAATATCAAGGCAAACAGGATACAAATAAATTAGCTACTGGCGATAAATCTCATGCATATTTTTCAGTGAAATCTAAAAATAGAAAAACATCTATAAAAAAATCATCAACTGGAACTTGGAGCGAACCACCGGCAGCATTTGGCGCAAGATATCCTAGTAATCAAGTAACTGAGACCGAAGCCGGTCACGTGATAGAACTAGACAATACTCCAAATGCTGAAAGAGTACACATATATCATAAAAAGGGAACCTATATTGAAATAGATGTGAATGGCACAATGGTTAGAAAAGTTGTAGGTGACAATTACGAAGTATGTGATAGAAACGGGTATGTTTATGTTAAAGGTGCATATAATTTAACGATAGGCGGAGCAACAAAAATTTTACTGGAAAACGATGTGGATATTGAGGTAAATGGCGCACTTAGTGTTACTGGACATGGATCTACATTAGTACAATCCGCAAAGACTGTCCAAGTGGTTGCAAATGCTATAGATATTTCTAGCAAATCTAGTATAAGATTGGCGGCAGAAGGCAGGGTAGATATTCAAGGCTCCGATATTTATATTAACGCAAAATCTGGAATGTTTGCTGCAAAAGCAGCGGGAGATTTAGCATTGCAATCCGGGTCAGGATCAACTGCAAGTTTAAAGGGTGGTTTAAAAGCGCAAATAGATGCAGCTATGATAACAACACATGGCGGCGCAATTTCTGTACAAATGTCAAAATTGCCGATATATTCTACTCCCGATACCGTATCTGTATCTACAGAGGCAGCAACTAATGAATTAACAAGACCAGATTCATCTGGTAGTATTTTTCTAGGAGATTCTTTAGAGGAAGATGCTATTAAACTTTCGGAAAATAGGATTAAATCTAAGGATATTCTTGATACCATACCGTTATCAAAGACTATCGGTTTTGATAATACTACAGGATCTGTGGTTGGATATCAAGTTGATACTTCAGAGTTTAAAAATTATTCAAATTTTCCTACTTCATTAAGATTATCCGAAAATTACACTTTAGGAGATGTGAGTACAAATTGTCTCGCAACATCGTTCGATGTTCAAGGTCAAAATGGTATGACAAAACAAGAAATCGTAGGCAATTTAAAATATCTTGCAGTAAACGTATTAGATAAAGTTTACGCGCAATATTCAGATGTTGTAATTACTAGCGGATTTAGAGCAGGATCTGGGTCAGATCATAATAAAGGAGTTGCAGTAGATTTACAATTTACATCTCATAGTTTTTCCGAATATTATGACATTGCAAAATGGATTAAAGATAATACTCCATATAAACAGATTTTACTAGAATATGCTACCAGGGCCACTGGTACTATTTCTTGGATACACGTTTCTGCAGCACCGGATGGTAGCAAATCTGCAATGCAAATTGGCACCATGGTAAATCATAGTACTGTAACCCCTGGCGTTCAAAATGCGTTAGTAAATCTGTTATAAATAAAAGACAATATTTATATTTCAATGCATCTAGGAAAACAATTTTTTAATAAATATTTAAATGTCAACAATTAATAAAGTTACTAGAAGATATACGGATATAAATTTAATTTTTAATCCACACCCATATACAAAAGATATTCTTGTTCGTAAGAATATAGATGCGGTAAAAACATCTATAAGAAACTTAATTCTTACTAAAAATTACGAAAGACCATTTCATTCTGACATTGGTTGTCAAGTTAACAACTTATTATTTGAAAATGCAACTCCAAGTACAATTTCTGCATTGAAAAGAACAATACAAAATGTGATTGAAAAATATGAACCAAGAGCTACAATTTCAAAGATTAATATTATTGACAATATTGACAACAATGAAATTGGAATAGAAATTGTATTTTTTCTTAATAATGTATCAGATCCAATCACGGTATTAACACAACTTAGTAGAGTAAGATAATGGCAAATTTAAGAATTGCGGAATTAGATTTCGATACAATTAAATACAATCTAAAAGAATTCCTAAAAAATTATACCGCAGCCGATGGTGCACCTTATTTTACAGACTTTGATTTTGAGGGGTCTGGATTATCCGTACTTTTAGATTTATTGTCATATAATACTCATTATAATGCATACTTGGCAAGTATGGTTATTAATGAAATGTTTTTGGATTCTGCGGTAAAAAGAGATTCTGCAGTATCATTAGCTAAGAATTTAGGATATACTCCAGTATCTGCTCGAGGAGCAGTTGCAAAATTATCTTTTGAGGTAATTTCTCCTACTAATAATACGACATTTTTAACTTTAGAAAAATATACACCTTTTTCTACACAGGTTAATGATACTGTTCTTACTTTTGTAAATCTAAAGAATGTAACAATACAACCCAATGTTGGTAGATACTTATTTAATAGCGTAGAAGTAGTTGAAGGCATACCTTTACAATACACATATAGTGTAGATGTTCCCGGACCTGCTGAAAAATATATTATACCAAATGATAATATAGATACTACCACACTTGAAGTTATAGTTCAAAATTCACTAACCGACACAACACAAATACTATATGCTGTTGCAGAAGATACTTTAAATATTAACGGAGAATCTACTGTTTACTATTTAGAAGAAACTCCTGGAGGAAAATTTCAAATATACTTTGGCGACGGCATTCTTGGTAAAAAATTAACTAGAAATAATTTAGTAATAATAAATTATATTATAACTAGTGGATCTATAGGAAATGTTTCTGGATCAATAAGACAAAATTTTAGTTGCGAAGCATTAGTAGGTGGAGGTAGTATAACAGGCACAATAACTGCAGATGTGAACTCACAAGGCGGATTAGAAAAAGAAGATATTGATAGTATTAAATTTAGAGCACCTAAACTTTCATCATCTCAAAATAGAGCAGTCACTGCTGCAGATTATAAAGCATTAATTGAAAGAAATTTTCCTTTAGTAGAATCTATTTCTGTTTGGGGCGGCGAAAAAAATGATCCTCCAAAATATGGAAAAGTTATAATTGGATTAAAACCTTATGTTGGATATGAAGTCACAGATCAAGTAAAAAATAATATTTCAAAATTAGTTCTGCAAAATAAACAGATGCTCGGAATTTCTACTGAATTTATTGAACCTGATTATTTTTATGTTAATCTATCTATTAAGATAAAATATAATACTGCTAAGGGAACTTTATCATCTACCACTATTAAGAATTTGGTAATAAACGAAGTACAAAAATATT